TTATATAAATTAAATAAAAAACAGGATGAAATAATGAAAAGTTTAGGAGTTAAAAATTGACTTGGGTTGAAGATGCTTGGGATTGGTTAAGTGAAGAGCTTTCAGGAGTAGGAGACAGTATTATAGAAGCACCTCAAACTATTGGAGAGTTCTTCTCAAACTTCTTTGATAATATTGGAGAGTTTAGCATTCCCGGAGTTATATTCGGGTTGGCAGGAATTTTTTTAACAAGAATTGTTCTTAAAAAATTAGACTGGATAAATGCACTTGACCCTCTTGGAAGACTTTCATATTCAATATTATTATATGCATTTTCTTTCATTATAACTTATTTATAAATGTTACAAAAAAATATTACAAAATTTTTATTTTTTTCTTCTAAATAATAACTTAACATAGGTTATAATTAAATTTTAGATGGAAGGATGGTCATGGAAAAGGTTAGCCGTGAACCTCCTAAAGTCGCAGAGCGACTGAAGGTCATCAATTGTAAAAACGGCTTTATAAAATTAAAGGAGAAATAAAATGGATATTAATTTAAGTATGACAATCATTTTTTCTATTGGAATAATTTGTTTAACGATTATAATTTGTAAATTAATGAAAAAAGATAAATAAATGGAAAGTAATATTGATCCTAATAGAAAAAATATATTGATGATGAGATTGGGATTTAAAAAAATAAAAGGAGAAATAAAATGAATCAAAGTATTGGTATTGGAATTTTTGTATTATTAATAATTTTTGTTATTAGATATTCAATTTTTTTATGGAAAAATGAATCAAAAAAGGATAAAAAATATGTTCAATATGAACATCATGGTAAAATGGTTTGGGTTCGTAAAGATTTAAAAGGAAAACACCGTGATTATTGTTTGTGTTTTAATTGTAAAAAATTAAATTTAGAAATAAGAAAAAAGAATTGCACCGATGCAAACAAACTTTATGATTATTGCGTAAAAAATAATAAAACTACACCGGTTTTTGAATGTGAAATTTTTGAACAAAAGGATAATTAAAATGAAAGAATCAGAGTTAAATATACTTAATGATCTAGCACAAAGAATTTATGATTTATCATTAGATAATTTTGATATTGAAGTTTTATATTCAAAAACAAAGGAAAGTCAGAAAAAAATAGAACTTGAAACTTCAACATTAGTTTTTAATGAAAAAGATGAAACTGGAAAAAAGAAATATTCTAATGCAGAACAACGTCAAACTGAAGTAGATAAAATATTAGCTGATAATTTATCTTATCAAAGAGGTGAAATGAATTTATTAAATTATAATTTAAAAATTGGTAAAGATAAAATTGAATTACAATATTTAAGAGACAGACTTGAAAATTATAGACTTTATTTTCAAAATAAAGAAAATATTGTTAATAATGTTATGTGTGGTTGTGCAGATACAAATATTAAAAATACATAAAAAAGGAGAATAAAAAGTGGAAGCAGATGTTAAAATTTTAGTTTTGATTAGTGGAGATCAATTAATTGCTGCAGTTGGTGTTGTTGGTGAAGTAGTAAATATTATGAGTCCTTTACGAGTTATTCCTACTCAAGAAAACAAAGCCGCTTTGTTTCCTTGGATTATGGGAATGGACTTCGGTAAACCTATTGTAATTCCTGCACAATCTATTATTACAATAGTTGATCCTGAAAGAGGTTTATTGGACGCTTATTTACAAAAGACTTCAATCATCAAAACACCGCCAGTAAATATGAAGACTACTCTTTTACAAGAAGGTAAGAAATAAATTTAATCATCTCTAATCATACATAATCTTTCTGTATCGTCATCATCTTTAGAGTGATCTTTTTCTATTTCATCCATGCCACCGCGTGAAATAAAACCAAAAGCTGGCATTTCATTTCGAATTGTATTTTCTTGATCTGCAAAAAATTTCTGTCTAATTGATGTATTAGCATCTGTAAATTGATCTATAAATTTTGTTGAAACAACATATGCAAAATTTACTAAACCCATTACACAATCATCCGTATGTCCTTCATCTGCTGCATAACTAGTTTTATATTCAACAAAATTGTAAATTTCATCTATGGTATCAAAATCTACTATAAGTATTTTATCATTTTCAATAAGTGTTTTTAAAGAACCACACCCTACTCTTTTAGATTTTGGAGTCATTCTAAGACCTGGTTCTTTTTTAGGATGATCAGAATAAACCATAGCATCAGTTCCAAATTCATACGTTAATGTATCACATACAATTCTACCAAATCCATGATTTACTTCAACAATTACTAAACAATTTTCTGCACCATATTTTTTTATTACTTCATCCATAATAGAAGGAAACATTATATATGAAATAATATTATCACGATATACAGCAACCTGTTCATATGGATTTGTAGAAATATCAATTATATTTATTGTATAGTAATCTTGATTTTTACCTTCACTAACATCTGAAACAACTGCATAATAATGTCCCTTTTTAATAAGTTGACCATTAGCATCTTTTTCATCCAAAATAGGATCTTTATAAATTTTTAATTTACCTTCATAAAAAGTTCTAATTGGATTAGCGTGAAATAATTCTTGTAATTTTGTACCAGAAATTAATGTATTAGCAGAACCAATAAAAATTGCTTCATAATCTTCTCGCCATTTTGCTTCACCGATATTAGAAATGGTTTCTTTTTTAAATGCTTCATCACGTCCAGGAATTTCATTCCATTTAACTTCAATAGGATGAAATGAATTTTTACCATTTATTGCATCAAACCAAAATTTTGCAAAGTGATTATAACCTTTAGGAGTAGAAGACAATGTAATTTTAGATTTTGTCGAAGATGAAATGGTTGGGTATACAGAAGAAATAAAATCATCGGCTAAATTTTTACGAACTTTGGAAACTTCATCCCAAAGTAAGTTTTTGATACTATGTCCAGATAAAGCATCTCCAGATGTTGGTCTAGCTAAAACTCGTGATCCATTTTCTAATTCAAATTCAGTTTTAGGCCAACCATAAACACCTTGTTGCATCCAAAATGGTAAATTCTTATACATTGTTTGCATAACAGAAACAATTTTAGTAGCAATATCTTCTTTATTTGCAACAATACCACATATTTCATAAGGAAAAAAATTCATTAAATAAACAAAAACTCCAGCTGATAAAGTAGTTTTACCAGATTGTCTAGGATTTTTAAAAATATTAAATCTATAATTCATCATATTATTAATCATGTCAATTTGGTATGTACGAGGAATAAATGGTATATACGCTGCTCCATCCAAACTCAATGTAGTTAAATAATTGTTGAAAAAATAAAATATTCCTGTTTTAGGTTCTAGGCATTTTTCAATTTCTAAAAATTGTCTTTCTGAATAAGGATATTGAACATTCTTTTTTCTTAAATTATAAACTCCGCCATAAAAATCATTTTCAGATGGTTTATGTTCATTTCCAAAATAATGTTGAATGGGAAATAAATTACTCTCCATCATTTATTATCTCTGCATTTAATATTTTTTCATCTATAACTTTACTCATTTCTTGTATTGCAGATGATGCAAATTCTTGTGAAACTGGAACATCATCATCTTTATCTTCATCTTCTTTATTTTCTTCTAATGGTTTTTTATTAGCTGCTTCTAATGCTTTCTGTTCTCTTTCTTTTTTAAGTTTAAACAATTCATTTAAACCGCCAACAAATATTGCATCTTTGAAAATAACAGGTTGTTCTTTTTCATCAGGATTAATTGATTTAATTGTTTTAGCAATATCAGCCATCATTTTTGATGCCTTTAATAATTTTTCAGATGAATTTCCCATTGATTCTAAAAGTTTAGCTAAAGTTTCTGCTTTATCAACTGAAGGAATTGCTTCAAATTCATCAAATAAAATATCAATTACCTTTTGATTCATATTTAATGATTTACGAATATTTCGTTTTACAAGTTCATAATCATCAACAAGAGTTTCTTCACTTATAATTTCATTATCATCATATGCATCTTTTTGATCATCTTCCAAATTTTCTTTTAAATTTAATTTTAATTCTATATTACGTCTTATCATTTTTATTTAATTAACCTCTAAAATATTTTTCCAAATTTTAAAATTTTTAATTTTTCCAATATGACCTTCAGTAATATTAAATTTTTTAGATAATTCAACAACTGTTAAATTACTATTTCTAATTTCTATTACTTGTTCTTTTATTAATTTATTACATCCACTTTTTTCACCAGAACGATCTTTACCAAACATCGGATTTGCTTTTCCGTAACGATGAACACCAAACATTGGATTCGCTTTTCCATAACGATGAACTCCAAACATCGGATTTGCTTTTCCGTAACGATGAACACCAAACATTGGATTTTTTTCACCATTATGATCTTTATGAATACCCTTTGCACCTCCACCGCCATCTGCTAAATTATAACCATTAGGTATTTTAGTATTTAATTTTTTAATCCACAATATTTCATATCGATTTAATTCATTAAATCCTTTTATTGTATAAGGAATATTTTTTATTATTATCCATTTTTTATGATTTTCTAAACCATATTTTTTAATAGAATATGCTATTAATCTCCCACTACCCCAATATTTGGATTTTTGAAATTCCTCATTTGAATTATAATTAGAATTAGAAGATTGACCAATATATCTTTTGTGATTAATTAAATTTTCTATACAATAAATTATCATTTTAATTATGGTTTTGGTAAATTTATAGTTCTTGTAACATCATCTTCTGTAATAGTTTGATTTATAGTCCAATCATCGGACTCAATTGACTCCCAAGGATATACCACATCCTGTTCAATAAAGTAAGAATAAGCGTCTTCCTCAATATCGTCTAAATCGTGAACTCTTGTGACAACTTTTTTAATAATATTTGTACCAGATTTAATAGGTTTATAAAGATATCCCTTTAAAGTAAAAGATAAATCCCATTTAATAGTTCTTATATTTGTATCTTCACCTGATTCTGCATTAACATCTCTACTAATTGAACTTAATTCTAATGGAACACTTCGTGAAATATTGAAAGATGGTAATTCATTTACTGTTAACATATAAAATGGAGTAAAATATGGTAAAATTTGTTCTATAATTTGATGACCATCATGTTCATTCGCTGTCCAAATTGTCATGTTATAAGTAAAATTCCACGGAGACGGTTCAAATGTATAAAGTGTATCATCTACTGTAGTTTTTGAATATTTATTTGTTTGATTTTTTTGTCTATCAGAATCATAAGACATACTAGACATTATAAATGAAATACGCGGTAATAAAACATTAAACGGTCTATTAGAAACTGTAGCATCTTGCATTAATTGTAAATAAAATTTTTGTTTTGAAGCTTGAGTAATTGGAACTCTAAAAGCATTTTGAACAACACTATAAGCATCTGAACGTTGAACTTCAAGATTTGTAAAAACAAGACCGAAAGCTAGGGTGTATCTACGAAGACTTTGATGGAAAAAAAAACTATTAGAAAGCATTTGGTTTATTCTTTTTTGATTCTAGTTCTTTTAAATTTTTTTCATCTACTTGAATACTTTGTGTAAGTGACTTTTTTCTTTCATCATCTGCATTTATCATTTCTTGTTTATATTTTGCAATTTTATCTTTATAATGCTGAATCCAACGATCCATATCGGTTTGCTTTGCTTCAAAAAGATCTTTAAATTTTAACATTACTTTTTATATGTTTTATCAAAAGCAGATTGTAAAGATTTACCTAATCTTTCTGTTGCTGATCCATGTTTACTAATATATTCTTTTTTTAAATCTTCAATTTTTTTATTCCATTCAACGGTTACTTTTTTAATAGCTTCTTCTTTTTGAAAACGTAAACTTTCTAATTGATCTTTATATCTTTTATAAGAATCAGACATCAACCTATCTTCTTCATTCAATGATTCTTTTAATCCTGCTTTTAACATAATTTTATGGAGTTCAATTGGCCATGA